GGTAACGCGCGACCCCGAACAAACGCTAGCGTCAGAATTTTGACAATAATTGAGGGAGCGTCAATAAATTGACAGCACAAGCAGCAAAAAGGCCAGTCGGACGGCCAAAGATAGAAGATGCAGACTATAACGCAGCACGCGCCAGAAAAATGGAAGCTGACGCGCAAATGGCTGAACTTGAGTTGTTGCAAGCCAAACGCAAGTTGGTGGCATCTGACGATGTTGCCGGTGCGTGGGTTGAAGTGCTGGCGGCTATGAAGGCAAAGCTGCTGGCGTTGCCATCTATCTGTGCGCCGATCTGCGCCACTGAAACTGACTTGCCAACTATTCAAAGCATATTGGAAAACCAAATAAGGGAAGCGTTAGATGAATTATCATCTTACCAACCACACGAACACGCTGGACGCACAGTCGTCACTGATGGCGGTGATAACGGGGGCGATGCAAACGCTGAAGCCGCCGCCCCGTCTAAGCGTGGGCGAGTGGGCAGACCGCGAAAGGCGTCTGTCATCGGAAGCTAGTGCAGCCGCCGGTCGATGGATCACTTCAAGGGCTGAATATCAGCGCGGTATTATGGATGCCATTAGCGATCCGACTTTGCGTGATATTGTCGTTATGGCTGGCGCACAGGTTGGCAAAACCGAAATGCTGTTGAACGTCATCGGTTTCCACATCCACCACGATCCTGCACCAATCCTGCTTGTGCAGCCAACGCTTGAAATGGCACAGGCGTTTTCTAAAGACCGTCTTGCGCCAATGCTGCGCGATACACCGGCTTTGAAGCATAAAGTCAAAGACCCACGCAGCCGCGATGCAAATAACACCACAACGCACAAAGTGTTCACTGGCGGTCATATTAGCTTGGTCGGGTCGAATAGTGCGGCTGGGCTGGCTTCAAGGCCAATCCGAATTGTTTTATGCGATGAGGTTGATCGCTTTCCGGTTTCAGCCGGTTCTGAGGGTTCGCCTATCTTGCTGGCAAGAAAACGGTCAGCCACGTTTCACAATCGCAAGATGGTGATGGTCAGCACGCCGACCAACAAAGGCGCGTCAATGATCGAAAGCCAATATGAAGAAAGCGACAAGCGGCAATATTTTGTGCCTTGTGAAGATTGCGGCACAGTGCAGACGTTGAAATGGAAACAAGTGCAGTGGGAAAAAGACCGACCCGAAACAGCTTGCTATGTTTGCGAAAGCTGCGGCAGTGTTTGGGATGATCCAAAGCGCAATCGGTCTGTTCGCAAGGGGCAATGGGTGGCAACTGCCGATTTTACTGGCGTTGCCGGTTTTCATATCAACGGCATTTACAGCCCTTGGACTGTAATGGCTGACGCAGTGCGTGACTTTCTGGTTGCAAAGAAGTCAGCCGATACACTGCGCGTTTTTGTGAATACATTTTTAGCAGAAACCTTTGAAGATAAAGGTGAGACTGTTGGGGAAATAGATTTTAGAGATCGTGAACAAGATTGGTCTGGAACCATTCCAGATGATGTTGTTGTCATTACTGCTGGCATTGATGTGCAAGATAGCTATTTGGCTGTTGAGGTCATCGGATGGGGGCGTGATGAGTGCAGTTTCAGTCTGGAATGGTTGACACTGTATGGCGACCCGTCAACGCCGCATTTGTGGAACGATCTGGATAACATCCTAAAAGCCAGCTTTACGACCGAAAGCGGGCGGCAGCTAGGCATTAGGGCAGCGTGCATAGATAGTGGTGGTCACTACACACAAGCGGTCTATAACTTTGTCCGGCCACGCGAAGGGCGGCGCATATTTGCAATCAAGGGTATGGGCGGCGAACAGCGGCCACTGGTGTCCAGACCAACAAAAAACAACATTGGCAAGATTAAATTGTTCGCTGTCGGCACTTTTCCAATCAAGGAATTGATTTTTTCCAGATTGCGCGTACAATCTGAGGGTGCGGGTTATTGTCATTTTCCGGCGGGGCGTTCTGACGAATATTATCAGCAATTAGCAAATTCTGAAAAAATCGTCACAAAGTATCAAAAAGGGTTTCCGCGCCGCGATTTTGTCAAGACACGCACAAGAAACGAAGCACTTGATTGCAGGGTCTACGCATATGCTGCGCTTTGCATCTTGTCGCTGAATATTAACGCTGTTGCCGATAGGGTGGTCAATGCGCCGGAACCAGAAACACAACCGCAGCCGCAACAGCCTAATCCACTTGCCCGCCGACCACGGCAAGGCGGCTTTGTTAATAGCTGGCGGTAAATAATGGCAAACAGATTTGATATTGATGAAGCCCCTGACGGGCAGCAACCAGAAACTATCGTTATTGGTGACTATCTTCTTTGGAAGCGCACCGATTTAGTTGATGATTATCCGCTGGCAACGCATTCGCTGGAATATGTTGCGCGGATCACCGGCGGCGGCAGCACTGAAATCAAAGTTGCAGCGCAAGAATTAAACGGCACATATGTTTTTGAGGTGGACAGCGTAACCAGCGCAACATTTGTTGCTGGTTTTTATCACTGGCAGCTAGAAGTCACAGAAACCGCATCCAGCAACCGCGTGGTCATTGAACGCGGAACATTTACAGCCGTTGAAGATTTGGACGTCAATGGGGCTGACCCGCGCACGCACGCCGAAATAATGATCGGCAAGATTGAAAGCATCTTGCAAGGCAAGGCTGATGCAGACGTTTCAAGCTATTCGATCAACGGCCGGTCATTGACAAAAATGAGTTTCCAAGACTTGATTGATGCGCGTGACTTTTATCGCAAAGAATACGCTAAAGAACGGCAGATAGAGCGTGCAAAGGCTGGCGAAACGACCGGCGCAACCATCTTGGTGAGGTTTTAACAATGGGCATCTTTGACTTTTTCAAAGCAAAGCCCCAACCACGCAAGGCGGTTCGGGCGTTTCACGGGGCTGACACTGGCCGACTATTCAGCGATTTTGTAGCAAGCAGCCGGTCGGCAGATAGCGAAATCAAACCATCATTGCGCGTTTTGCGGGATCGTTGCCGCGAAATCAGCCGTAACCACCCATATGCGAAACGCTATTTGCAGATTATGTCAACAAACGTGGTCGGCGCGAATGGCGTGCGGATACAAGTCAGAAAGCGGAATGACGACAATTCATTAGACAGCGTGGGCAACCGGATCATTGAACAGGCTTGGCAAGCGTGGGGTCGGGCTGGTTTTTGCACCGTTGATGGCCGCGTGTCGTGGGTGCAAGCGCAGCGTCTATTTATGGAAACATTAGCGCGTGATGGCGAAGTGCTAATCCAAAAGATTAAAAACCCAGCCGGAAACCCGTTCGGCTTTTCGTTAAAATTTCTAGAAGCCGATTATCTTGATGAAGGTTATGATGCGCGGCTGAATAACGGCAACGAAGTGCGGATGGGCGTGGAATTGGACAAGCGCACCGGCAAGCCGTTGAATTATTACCTGTTTGAAGATCATCCGCATCACGATCAAGGCTATGGATCGCGCACAAAACGGCATCATAAGATTGTGCCAGCCAGTGAGATTATCCACTGCTATTTGCAGGATCGCGCTGGGCAGACCCGTGGCGTGCCTTGGATGAGCAACGTATTATCGCGCCTAAAGATGCTAGACGGCTACGAAGAAGCCACGCTGGTCAATGCGCGGGTTGCTGCGTCAAAGATGGGCTTTTTCACCAGCCCCGAAGGTGACGGTTTTGTTGGTGATGATTACGACAATCACGCGCCTATAATGTCAGCGGAGCCAGCCACGTTCACACAGTTACCGGCTGGAATGTCATTCACTGCCTTTGACCCGCAAAACCCGACTGACAGCTTTGCGGAGTTTGAGAAAGGCATATTGCGCGGGATCGCGTCCGGTCTTGGGGTCAGCTATGTATCGCTGGCGAATAACCTTGAAGGCGTTAGCTATAGCAGCATCCGGCAAGGCACAATTGAAGATCGCGACCATTTTAAGATGGTTCAGCAATTTATGATCGATCACTTCATTGATCCGATTTACCGCGCTTGGCTAGAAATGGCTATTACTGTTGGCCGCGTTAGCTTGCCGATGGGAAAATATGATTTGTTTGCTGATCAAGTCATTTACCGGCCACGCGGCTTTGCGTGGGTCGATCCGGCTAAAGAAATCAACGCCAGCGTCACCGCACTAAACAATGGCATCATTAGTTTGCAAGATGTGCATTCTCAATATGGCCGCGATACTGAAGAAATCTTTGAACAGATCAACCGCGAAAGCGAACTGGCTGATCGTTATGGCATTGATACCGCTTTCCAGCCGTTCGGCACAAAGGCACCAGTGCCAGCAACCGTTGATGCAGGGCAAGAAGATGGCGACCTATAAAGGCGTTGAAATCAGCCTAAAGCCAACCGAAGGTATGGCAGCCGAAGCGCGTAAATTCAAAAAGTGGCGCGAAGAAGGCAAACAAGGTGGCACTGATGTTGCTGTTGCGCGTGCGACACAACTGGCTAACCGGCAAGAACTATCTGCCGATACAGTGCGCCGGATGCACAGCTTTTTCAGTCGGCACGAAGTTGACAAGCAAGCCGAAGGGTTTAGTGCTGGTGAAGATGGTTATCCGTCAAAAGGTCGCGTTGCTTGGGCGGCGTGGGGCGGTGATGCCGGTCAGACGTGGGCAAGGACGAAAGATGCTGCGCTTGATCGCATTGACGAACGTGGTCTAGATTTAAATGAAGAAATCGCTGATAATGTTGGCGAGATTATAGAAAGGGCTGAACCGATGGATGAGCAAAAGCCAATGGACAGGCACATTCAAAATATTGTTGAAACTGACGATAGCGTGACTATCACGTTCGGCAAATCAGATGACACGCCGCCGGTTGTTGAAACCGCTGGCTATAAAGAAGATCAAGATCGTCTGGATCGCGGTGAACTGGTATTTCGCGCACGCGCTGCGGATATGGTGGAAGAAGATGACCGCCGCGTCAGAATGTCAATTTCAAGCGAAGAACCCGTTGAGCGTTCTTTCGGTTTAGAGGTTTTGCGTCACGATGATGGCGCGGCAGATTTGTCACGATTGAACAGCGGTCACGCACCATTATTGCTTGATCACGATCTGACAAAACAAATTGGTGTCATTGAAAGAACTTATTTGGATCAAGCTGATCGCAAGTTGCGGTCAGTGGTTCGCTTTGGAAAAAGCGCACTGGCTCAAGAAGTTTATCAAGACGTCAAGGATGGGATACGAAGCAACGTCAGCATCGGTTATCAAATCCGCACAATGGAAGACAAGAGGGCTGACGGGACGGTTGGCATTTCTTCTTGGTTGCCATACGAAGCCAGCATTGTATCTGTTCCCGCTGACGCTGGTGTCGGCGTGAACCGCAAAGCTGAATTTATCGAACCTACTATCAAGACAGAGGAAAAAGTTATTATGTCTGAAGTAAATCACGATGAAATCCGTGAAGCAGCCGCTGAAGCAGCCAAGCGCGATTTCCAAAAGAATGCCAGCGAGATTATCAATCTTGCTGTTAAACACAACCGCCGTGACCTAGCTGATCAAGCTATCGGCGAAGGCCAGTCTGTTGCACAATTCCGCGCAACATTGCTGGACGCTATCGGCGAAGGTAAGCCACTTGAGCAGTCAGCCGGTGCGGTTGATATGTCAGCTAAAGAGCAGCGCGACTATTCATTCATCAAAGCTGTTCGCGGCTTGGTAAATGGCTCTGGTCTGCAAGGTCTTGAGCGTGAAGTTTCTGAAGAAATTGCAAAGCGTCAAGGTCGCGAAGCACGCGGTTTCTATGCACCAGACAGCTTCTGGGGCGGTCGCCGTGACCTGACTGTTGGCACAGCCACAGCCGGTGGTCACTTGGTCGGCACAGATCATATGGGTGATCAGTTTGTTGACGCACTGCGTTCGCGCTTGGTGTTCAATGAACTTGGCGCACGCTTTATGACTGGCCTCAAAGGTGACGTTGCTATTCCAAAGCTGGCAACTGGCGTTTCAGCCGGTTTCGTTGCTGAAAATGGCGCAACATCTGAGGTGAACGCAACTTTCTCACAGATCACAATGTCACCGAAGTCATTGGGTGCATTCACAGACATCAGCCGCTTGTTGATGATCCAGTCTGATCCATCTGTTGAGCAAATCATCCGCGATGACCTTTTAAATGCAATTGCCCAGAAAATTGAGGACGTTGCAATCGAAGGCGGCGGGTCTAATGAGCCAACAGGCATCATCGGAACAGCCGGTATCGGTTCAGTCGCAATCGGCACAAACGGTGGCGCACTGACTTGGGATGCCATCACCGATCTGGTCAAAGAAGTTGAAATTGACAATGCTGCAATCAATGGCAATTCACTTGCCTACTTGACCAACCCTAAAGTGAAGTCACATATGGCTAGCACTCCAAAGGTTGCGTCAACAGATAGCGTGATGTTGATGGATGCGCCTTGGAACAGCGTTTACGGTTATGATGTTGCAGTTACCAACAACGTGCCATCTGACCTTACAAAAGGCACATTAACAACCGCCAGTGCATTGATATATGGCGATTTTAGTCAACTTTTGTTTGGTTTTCATAGTGTCGCTGATGTATTGGTTGATCCATACACAGCCGGTTCAACCGGTGCAGTACGCATCCGCGTAATGCAGGAAATGGACTTGGCCGTACGTCACGCCCAGTCATTCGCTGCGTGTCTCGACATTGATGCCTAACTAAACTGACGGGGCGGCTCCGGTCGCCCTGTCTTTCCCATAGGGGCGTAATATGAAAATCAGATGCAAACGTAATATTTTAATTAAGGGCAAAGCGCACGAAGTTGGCGATATTGTCGAAGTGACTGACAATGTGGGGCTTGATCTAGTCAACACTGGCAAGGTCGAGGTATATGAAGAAAAGCAGGGCATCACTGATCGGGCTATCGGCCTAACAAAGAAATCAGCGGCCAGCCTTGTAAAGCGGAACACAAAGAAAAAATGACAACAAAACTGATCAAAATCACCACGCTAAAAGACTGCCAAGCGGGATCGGTCGGGATTATGCTTGAAGGCGAAGATCACGATGTTCGTGAAGATGAGGCGAACAAGCTGATTGATCGCGGCTATGCAAAGCTATGGTCAGCTAAAGTGGCTAAAGTAGCTAAAGTGGACGCCGACTAATGGCTGTCGAAACCGCAGATGATCGCGCTATATTCATTGGCGTTGATGATTTTGGGGTTGCCGCAACCTATAACGGCGGCACGATCAATGGTATTTTTGACAATGATTTTGTCGAGGTTGACGCTGGTGGGGGCGTTGGCTTTGCATTACAGCAACCACGCTTTGTTTGCCGCACCGCAGACGTTAGCACCGCAGCCGAAGGCGACACTATTACAATCAGCGCGGTGGCCTACACAATTCGGATTGTGCAGGATGACGGCACTGGTATGACCACGCTGGTCTTGGAGAAACAATAAATGGCGCACGTTCGGCAGCAAATCCGCGACCAGATCGTGACCGCATTAACGGGATTGACCACTACCGGCAGCAATGTTTTCCGCAGCCGTATATTTCCGCTGGAACAGACAAAGCTTCCGGCACTTTGCATTTTTACCAAGAGCGAAGCGACCGAATTTGATACAATCACTTTAGCGCGTTCTGTAAATCGGGTTTTGGAAGTTGCTGTTGAAGCATATGTAATTGGCACAGCGAATTATGATAATGCGCTGGATGGAATTGCGGTTGAGGTTGAAGAAGCCATTGCCGCTGATGTGACGCTAAACAATCTGGCAAAAGATGCACAGGTTGTTGCGTTTGAGGCTGACTATAGCGGCGATGGCGAACAGCCGGTGGCCGTTGGTCGGTTTACTCTTTCGGTGCAATACCGCACCAAAGAAAATGACGTTGAAACTGCCGTTTAGGAGATATAACGATGGCGACTTTTAAAGGAAACGATGGTGTCGTTCTAATCGGCACAGACGTAATGGCTGAAGTGATTTCATTCAGCGTATCGGAAACTGCGGAAACAATTCAAGATACGGTGATGGGCGATACGGCTCACACATACAAGGCTAGCTTTCAAGACTTCACAGCTACCGTAGAATGTTATTTTGACGACACTGACACAGCGCAAAACAATGTGACCGCTGGCGATACTGTTGTTTTGAAATTGCAAATGGAAGGCAACACAACTGGCGACCATCAATTGACTGGTTCAGCGATTGTCACTGGCCGCGACATTGGTGTTTCATCTGATGGCATCAACACCGCCACATATTCGCTGCAAGGCACTGGTGGCTTAACTGAAACTGTTGTTTAAGGGGTAAAAAATGGGCTTGGGAGAACAGATAGCAGCGCGGCGTGCGTTGCAACGTAACCGGATTGAGGTTTTTGAGTGGGGCGAAGATGGGGAACCGTTGGTTATTTATTCTGGCTCTATTACCGCTGGCGACATTGATAAGCTGCAAAGAAAGCACAAAGACTTTCTAAGCAATATGACAGTGACCGGAATGGTCGATCTGATTATTGCAAAAGCTGAAGATGTTGATGGCAAACGTCTATTCACGCTAGAAGATAAGATGTATCTTATGAAAGAAAGCGTGACGACAATATCTGACATTGCTGGCCGGATGTTTGGCGATGTTGAAACTGTTGAGGATGCTGAAAAAAACTAAGTGGCGACCCGTTGAGGCTAAATATGATGGCCTTGGCGGATCGCTTACATAAAACACAGGCCGAAATCGAAGAATTGACGCTAACAGAACTGAATGAATGGTTCGCTTATTTCAAGGTGATAGACGATGGCAAATCAAAAACTTAATTTTGTTATCGCAGCCGTTGATAAGACCCAGAAAATATTTCGCGGTGTTGCCGCTGGCCTAGGCCGCGTCAAAAAGGCTGTTGTCAGCGTTCAAGGTGCGCTTGTCGCCTTGGGTGCTGCAACGGCACTTAAATTATTTGCAGACAAAATTGACAACCTTGCAAAAGCGTCTAGCCGCCTTGGTTTGACCGTTAATGAATTACAATCATTACAATTTGCGGCCAGTCAAACGGGGGCATCCGCCGAAGAACTTGAAAAAGGTCTAACGCGGTTCAATCGTTCTATTTCTGAAGCATCAACTGGCATTGGCACTGGCTTGCGGTCGTTTGAAGCGTTAGGCATCAAGGTAATGGATGCCGCTGGTAATCTGCGGCCAACAAATGAACTTTTAAATGAAGTTTCTGACAAGTTGCAAATGATTGAAGCACCGGCTGACCGCGTGCGGATTGCATTCGATCTGTTTGGCCGTTCTGGCGTCAATCTTGTGAACACATTGCAGAATGGTTCTGAAGAAGTGAACAATCTGCGCGAACAATTTAATGCTGTTACGATTGAATTGACTGGCGCACAAGCAAACGCTGTTGAAGAAGCAAACGACCGATTTGATAAATTGGGGCAAGTGCTGTCGTCACTTGGCAATCAGATCACAGCAACATTTTTGCCGGTTCTGGCTGACATTGGCGAATTTATATTAATACACGTCTTAAAGGGCTTGAATTACGCGACCGCTGGCTTGCGTAAATTCTTGAATGGCATTGTCGACCTTGCCGCTGAAGTTGGCATCACAATGAACAAATTTAAATTTGGTGAGGCTTTAGAAAAAGACATCGACCGGATGGTTTTCAATATGGAAAACGCTGGTCACGCTATTATGGATACTGAAGGAAATATCACCCGAATAGTAAAAATCACAAAAACTGCAAAACAACCAATTGCTGATCTTGCCATTGGTTTTGAGCGTGTAAAAGAAAAGGCTGGAATGACCACCGGCACTATTAGGGAAGCCACATCATCTTTGACCGAATACACAAAGGCCGCGCAAGACGTAACAAAGAATATGCAAGATGCGGCAACGCGCGGCGTCAAATCGCTTGAGGATTCACTTGTTGGCGTTATTGACGGCACTATGAACGCCAAAGATGCTTTTAAGTCAATGGCGCGGTCGATTATTAGCGATCTGATCCGCATTCAAATTCAGCAACAGATCACATCTAAAGTTAGCAGCTTTTTGTCTGGGCTTAATCTGTTCGGTGCTGGCGCAACGTCTGCCGGTGTGCCGCCTTGGGTTTCTGGCTTGCCAGCAAGGGCTAACGGCGGTCGTGTAACCGCTGGACAGCCGCATTTGGTCGGGGAAAAAGGTGCAGAATTGTTTGTGCCATCTGGTCACGGCAAGATTGTGCCTAATGGTAGCAGTGCGGGCGGCAGTGTAGTCGTCAATCAGACCATAAACCTATCGGCTGGAGTGTCGCAAACAGTACGCGCTGAAGTGATGCAAATGATGCCGCAAATACAAGAAGCGTCAAAAGCTGCGGTGCTTGACGCAAGGCGGCGCGGTGGCTCATTCAGTGCGGCATTCGGGTGATCTAAATGGCAATATCATATCCACTAACATTTCCAACGCAGACCGGCATCGCCAGTGTAAATTTGCACGCGATCAACAGCGTTGCGATCAGTCAAAGCCCATTCACTTACAAGCAGCAAGTGGTGGCGCACACAGGGCAACGCTGGGAAGCTGAAGTTAGCTTGCCACCAATGAAGCGTGACGATGCCGAAGTTTGGATTGCTTTCTTGCTATCGCTTAAAGGTATGCGCGGCACGTTCTTAATGGGCGACCCTAACTGCGCCACAGCACGCGGCAGCGCATCGACTGCGGCTGGAACACCTGTTGTTAATGGTGCAGACCAGACCGGCGATAATTTGACCATTGACGGCTTGCCAGTTAGTGCAACTGGTTATTTGCTTGCTGGCGATTACATCCAGCTAGGCGGCGGTTCTAGTGCGACATTGCACAAGGTTCTAACCAACGTGGACAGCAATGCGTCAGGACAGGCAACGCTGGACATATGGCCGCACATCCGCACAGCACCGGCTGATGACAGCGCGGTCGTGGTTGCTAACGCGGTTGGCAATTTCCGGCTTTCCACAAATCAATCAGATTGGTCGATCAACAACGCCAGCTTCTATGGCATTACGTTCCCAGCCATTGAGGTCATCATTTAATGAGCCGCGAACTAACCCAAAGCATTATTGACAATCTTGAAGCGGCAGAGGTTCAGCCGCTTTTTGCTGTTGAACTATATCTGGACACGCAAACGCTGTATATGTGGACTGGCATCGGTGATCTGGTATTTAACGGCATAACCTACATCGGCACAGGTCAGTTTCTTGAAATTAGTGAACTGCAAGAAACCGCTGAAATATCGGCAAAAGGTGCGACTGTTAGCTTGTCCGGCATCCCGTCTGAATTGATTTCGCTGGCGATCAGTGAGCCGTATCAAGGCCGCAAGTGCAAAATCCTGTTCGGTTTGATTGACGCAGACCGGCAATTCTTGATGTTGGAAAATGGCAGTTATTTGCTGGCTGAAGATGGAAGCCGGATTGATGTGTCGCAGGGTGCGGTGTCGCCAGTGGTTGAAGTGTTTAATGGTTATATTGACCAGATGACAATAATGGAAGGTGCGGAGACTAGCAGCATTGCTATATCGGTCGAAAGCCGTTTGATTGATTTAGAGCGTGCGCGAATTTTTAGATATAACGATCAGAACCAAAAAGCCAGATATCCAAACGACAAGGGCTTTGAATTTGTCGAAGATTTGCAAGACAAAAAATTCAATTGGGGGCGTGGGTGAGGCTTGATGATTGGCCGGAAAGATTTGATGCGTTTATAAATGAGTGGCGAAATCGGCCATTCTGCTGGGCGCAATTTGATTGCATTAGGTTTGCGGATGAAGCGCATTATGTGCAGACCGGCAAGCACATTTTTAATGATTGGTTCGGAACCTATACGACTGAATGGGGCGCGTTTCTAAACTACAACCGGCAAATGAAGCGCAGCGGTCATACAAATATTATAACGGCGATTAATAGCCGTTTAAAGGCCGTGGACTGGATTGTGCCACCAAGGGGTGCAATTATAGGTCGGGGCGATTACGGGGCGTTGATGGTGACTGAAATCGCCTTGGGCGTTGCGCTGGGTGATAAAGTTGCGTTTTTAGGTTATGATGGTCTGGAATTTTCACCGGCTAAACCAACTGATTTGATTTGGGTTGTAGAATGAACAAGATCACGCTTCTAAAAACCACAACATCGCTAACATCTGCGGCGATGATTGCCCTTATTCCAGAAGCAGCTTATGCGATGCCGCCGGTTGTTGTTGCTGCGGCGACCGCTGCTTTGGCAAGTACAGCGGCAGCGTGGGTGATGGGGACGCTGACAGTCAGCTTTATGACTGCGTTTATGACTTCATTCGCGTTAAATGTTGCGCTTGGCCTTGTCAGTCAGTCGCTTTCACCAAAGCCAAACGCGGGTGGTCAGCAAGCCGGAACGTCTGCGATTTTGGTCAGCGGATTATCGCCCGTTGCAGATCATCAAATTATCTATGGCCGCACAAAGATCGGCGGTGCCGTGGTCTATAAAGAGGCCACAGACAACAATAAATTTATGCACATTGTTGTTGCACTTGCCGGTCACGAAGTCGAAGAAATTGAAACAGTTTATTTAAATGATGAAGCTGTGACGATTGACGGTGATGGCTTTG